ACATTACGTAAATCCAAACTCAAATTAATATTATCCTCAATCACCAACGGCTCATCACTATCCACACTATAAATGGTATTAGATTGACCGGTACTAACAATAGCAGACTCACCACCATAAGCAGACTCACCACCAAAAGACGGTATCAAACTGCCCACAGTACTAATCGCATTATTAATCTTATCCACATACGGTTTCACCCACTCCCAAGCAGTCTTAAACGGGGACATTATAGCACTAGCAACACCAGACAAAGCACCACTAATCTTACCAGCAACACCACTAAACGGTGAAGTAATACCACTAATCAAAGACGAAACCTTACTCTTCGCAGTATTAATCCAAGACTGAATAGCACTACTAATCCTTGACACAACACTATGCAACAAACTATACACTCTACCAGGGAGAACTCTTAAATTATTCACAACACCATTCACAAAATTACGACCAGCACGAACAGCATTAGTCAACATTTGAACACCAAAACGCAACAATGATTTAATGATCCTGCTGAAAATCCCTGATAATGTTGTGGTTATTGTATTCCATATCATTGTTAGTGTTCCTTGTAGTGTCATTTGACCGGTTGCGAATTGATTAAACACGGATATTACCCATTGGACTAATGAGATTACTAATCGTATTGGTAAGGTCATCGCTTGCCAAGCCAAACCAATAGCATCAATCACCGCACGAACAATATCAAACTGACCACTCTCTGCTACACCAAAGAATTGAAGTATAGCATTCCATGCCTGACCAATCCAACCCACTACAATACTAAATGCAGTACTAATACCATTAATCAAAGCCTGCACATCAGGATGGTTAATAAAAGCATCCCATAAACGCATCACTCCAGCTTGAATGGCTTCCAACATACTTCCAGCATCATGCCACCATCCAAAGGCTTTACCTATTTCGTATACAATTACGATTAATGCTGCGATTGCGGCGGCGATTGCGAGTATTGGCCATAATGCTGCTCCTTCGGCGATGGCTAGTCCTCCGAATGATACTGCTGCGGTATCTGCTGCGGCTGCTTCTGTGGTGATACCTATTGCTGAAGCGATACGGGCGATTGCTCCTTCTCCTTCAACGGCATTCAGTACTGTTTGTGCGAGACTGAATTCTTGCATTGCGGTTTTAGCACCTTTCATTGTAGTAATCAACTGTTGTAAACCAGTGACTTGTAAACCGAATTGCCCCGCACCACCAATTAAACCCATCACACTACCTAATGGTGAGAGTATTCCGCTTAATGATAGGCTTAGGTCTTCCCATGCGGCCCCTAATTGGTCTAATAATGTTTTATGTTCGGCTTCTTCACTGGCTAATTCTGCTAATTGACCTTCGTATTCTCCAGTTAATTGTGTTGCGTTACTGATTGCTCCGGCAGGTAGTCCGAGTGCTTGTTCTAATGCGGCACTATCATTACCTGCAGTTTTCAATGCATCACTTAAACCGGATAATGCTGCTCGACCACCACCGAACTTTTGTGTTGCAGCAGCAATAATCACTGATGCTTGGTCTACATTAAACCCTAATTCTTTAAATTGACTATCATATTTTCGTAAGAAAGTGTAATAGTTATCCATTCCACCAACAGTATTTGCATTTGCATAAGCCAATGCATTAAAACTTGATGAAACATTATTCATATCTACACCAAGCACACTTAATTCTTGGCCGAGACTATTCACCTTATTAGCACCTAAACCAAAAGCATCATTAATCATATCTAAATGAGTAGCAGATTGCCCAAGGTTCTCACTAGACACTCCTATCTGGTCAAGGCTTTTAACATATAGCATCGCTTCATCATTAGGGAAAGTAGCATTACTAATAGTATTGATTAAACTAACCATCTGAGGCTCAGCAATCCCAGTCTGAGTAGCCAACTGACCAACACTAATACTGGCAGTGTTCATATCCTGAGCCATACCTTCAGCCTTTTGACCGATAGCACCGACCTGGTCTGCTAACTGCAATAGCATTGATGAATTCACAATACCTAAATCATTACTCAAATCCTGCACGGCCTGGTCAGCTTCATTCGCCTCTTGCTCCAAACTATCCGCACCAGATGCGGCTTCATCAAAACCACTGCCATTTAAGTTATTGCAGTAATCGATGACATCTTGAATGGTGCCGGTTGCTCCTTGGGCACTGGTTTCCATTTCACTAAAACCTGAAGATGCATCTGTGGTGGAACCGGATATACTACTACCCATTTCATCCGCAGATTGCCCTACACTCTGAAATATACTGGTAGCATTGTCGATGGCTTGTAGGATTATTTCTACTAATTCTTCTGCCATGTCTTTTTTCACCGTCCTATTTTCTTTTTGAATTTTATTCCATTTGCTTCACATAATGCTCGTAGCATTTGTGAGTTATTTTCTTTAAAACTAACATGTTGACCGGCCATTAATGTAAGGAATATTTGTTGAAATGTGGTCGCTTCACTCAAACACTCAACAATCCTTAAACCATCTATATGGCTTTGGTATAATACTCGTGCTTCATCAGTTTTTGCGAAAGGTTTTAATCACGGTCAAATCATCATCACTAAGTTTTGAGATTCTGATGACTTGCTCAAAAATAAGTTCAGGAACACCAGGATAAAACTCCTTAACCTGTTCAGGTTTCACACCCATACTCCAAGCCACCGCAGTATACAATGCTTCATTCTGAGCTTCAGTGAACTCACCAGTGTTAATATCCACATCCTGCATATTAGTATGAGTCTGTGTTCTTTTACCATTCTGCATTTCCACAGTCACATGTAATGGTTTCTTTTCAATCACCTGAAGCTTAGACAGTTCACCACTGGTTAATGGTCTGAGTGTTATATCGAGGGTTTCATCATCAATAGTGATTTTCACGGTTTCAGTCGCTTCTTTGCCTAATGTTAGTTTCTGTAATAATTCATTTTTATTCATGGTAATTCACATCCAAATTTTTAATAAAAAAAAGCCCAAATTAACCGAGTAAATCCAGTTACTCCATTAATTTGGGCTTCTTAAAAAACTATCTAAAATTATATTTTAAAATTCTTTCCTTGTTTTTTATGCTGATGGAATAATCTCTTCCTGATTATTCACTAATTTTACATACATGTCAGTTTCCACTTGAGTGGATCCATCCGCTAAAGTCACAGTACCAGTACCGAGTGTGTCGAGTGTGAGTGTTGCTTCAACTGCATCAACACCACTCATACTGTATTCTACACGAACAGTACATTTTGGGAATACAATAGTACAACTAATATCACTGTCTTCACAATGCTGAATAGTTAATTGTAAAGGTAATTGTAAGAGTTTACAGGTACTTGGTGCTAATGCTCCGACTTCACCATACTGAGCATCCAGTATAGAACGCACGGTGTCTTCAGTCAAAGTAGTAGTAATTGACAATTGATTTTCACGTTTACCGGCTTGAGCACGTTTTTGTGGGTATCTTGAACCTAAACCAATAGTAGAATCTACATCATGGTTGTTTTTCCCTTCGAAACTGAACGCTGTACTTACACCATCTAACAGTTTAGGTTGGTTCTGATTATCCAATCCAAGGTATAATGACACATCATAGAACATGATGAATAACTGTTCATTAGTTAACTCATCAGGTCTAGTGAAACTGTCACCTGTGCCAATAATACCGGCTTTTTCAGTCTTATATATCCATTTAGCACCTACACTCATACCTTCATCAGATACCTCAAGGGTTAATTCATCTTCTAATACCCCGTATAAGTATTTTTTAAGCATATCATACACTGCAATTCCACGGAATGATGGTAATTCCTTACCTTCGCCCCCGTAGTATTCGTGAGTGTGTACAGTTGCCCCTGATTCTCCAGCGGTGTAAATGTAATTATCCAAGAATCCACGGAAATACCAAGCCAACTGTTGCAAGTCTGCATCAGCAGTAGTGGAACCTGTAGGTTTCATAATACCTGCACGGGCTCTCTTGTTCATACGAGAACCACCAGACCTTACTACCGGTTCATCCCCAAGGTTGAAATCAACATCATCAGCTTGATTCCACCAGTCCGGGTCGAAGTTGGCTTTGTCAACAGTAGTGTCTCCATATGTGGATTCTAGTTCTAATCCAAATCCTCTGTCTACCATATTCTTTTAGTCTCCTAGTTGTTGTTTGCAGCATAATTTCCAATTTATGGTTATGTTGACGTTTAGTAGGATTGCGATTACTGGCAATCGTTCGCTTTTATTGTTTACATCTACTGTTCCGAGTGGGTAGAATGTTTCTAGTGTGATGTTGCGTATTAATCGTTGACCTGGTAAAACTTGACTTTGTATTTGTAGCCAGTTTCTGTTGATACTGAGCAATACACGAGTGGCAAGGTTTTGACTAGCAAGATTAGCATCCTCAATCTCCGGCTCATACACCGCACAATTAAACTGAAATGGAATTGTCAAATCCATAGTCTGTGAAAGGTCCGCTTGCCTACCACTACGTGATTCATGCTGATACATCCACACTACTGGTTCTTCGACATGTTGGTCTTCTTGAAATACTGTAATGAATGTCTCCACATCTGAAAGTAAACCATCCTCTGTCATTTCAGATTCAATACAAGACTTCATAATCTCTTGTATTTTCTCCAAACCTAATAAGAGATTAACAGTCATCCTAACACCTCACTTAACGCTTTTAAAAAGTAACCATCAAGTCTACCATCAACATCACTTATACTGTCCTCAATGAAATGCTGACCACTTGTACCTGGATGATAAACATACTTGACTGGATGGTCTGCACCGGGCCAGTATAATGCTTTTTTGTTAACTGGGTATATCCAATGGGGTTGTGTTCCATCGTTTACCCATCTTGCATAACGTGCCGGGGACCTTATAGCGATTTCATCTTCGGATTGGCTACTGATGTGCCACATTTTCAGTAAACCATGGTCTACTGGACTGTTACGCATAAGTACACGGATTAACTCTTGACTTGCGTATTCGAGTCCTCTTCTTTTGACCTCGGGTATTTTGGCACCTAATGCTTGTAAAGCAGTAGTGTCAATGTCAACTGTAACAGTTACCATGGTTAATCATTCCCCTGTTATGGCGAGTACACCGATACTGTTACGATCATTAGATGAGTCCTTGATGAATGGTTTCAAATCATCTTTGAGTTCATCAGGAAAGATGTTACTGGGTACATTTGCAATGGTCCAGTCATTCACCTTGATGATAGGACTGTCACGTTTCTGTATTGCAAGACTCACCATGTTACTGGTTAATCGTAGGCATATATTTTTCACTGCTTCTCTGACAGTATCATCAGTATAATTCCTGTTAGTGTAGACATTAATCAAATCTTGGCTTTGTAATATCCAATCACTAACGATTTCTTCAAGCTTTTCTGTGTCATCCTTTTCAAGATTTAAATGCTTTGGTTTTAAACCATGAAAATTAATAACATCATCTACACTAATCCACATCAATAATCACATCTATTGGAAATTTTAGTTAAAAAAAATAAAGGAGAAATAATAATACCAGTTATTCTGGTAGTTCTCCAGTTCTAATGTATTCGTATAAATTCCTACGGTTACGTTTTACGATGACTGGTAATTCATCGAATGGTTTTCCATCTTTTGTGAAATCCCATTTTTTAGCAGTTTTCTTTTTTTCTGCCATAAAAAACATCACCATTTATTCATGGGAGTCATCTGCAGTTGGTTCTTCTTGTTCCAATGCTTCGACTCTTGCTTCTAAGTCTTTAACTTTCTTTTTTAAACTCATTGACATGAGCCATCATCCCTTTTTTAGATTAATGCTGCTGCTTCTGCAGCGGTCATGTCTGCGACTACGATAGCATCTGTCCATTGTAATGATGCGTCGCATCTGATACGGTAGAAGTATTCGGTTTTTTCTTCAGCAACAACACGGTTAGGTTCAACACTGAGGTCTTTCCATACACCGTACCATAAGAATTCAGGTACAGTGAGGATACAACCTGCAACTTTACCATAACTAGTACGGCCATCTGCAGCATCAAGGACTGGTGCATATTTAACTGGAATGCCTTTGAATTTGAGTTCATCAGCATTCAAGAGACTGGAGTCACCTAATCCAGTTTCACGGTCAATCAGGTAGTTTCTGTATGCTTCGTATACTTCAAATGGAACGTAGAATACAAGGTCTTTCATGAGGTTTGCTTGACGGTATGCTTCAGGCATCTTGTAGATTGCTTGGTTGAACAAGTCAACAACGCCGTTGGTGGTTACATCGTAGTCGGTTCCTTGTACGATGTGGTTGGTTGCTCCTTTTAACCATCCATTAGTAACACCGAAGAGTCCGGTCTTGGTGGTGTCTCCGTATACGGCTAATGCTTCAAGGTCAATACCGACTGCTTCACCCATCATAGTTAAGAGGGTTTGTTCGAATTGAGCTTGTTCAATGTTGTCCTCTTTATCATCATCGAGGATACTGGTTTTTGCTTTTAATTTTTTAGCGTTTAATTCTGCTTTACCGAATCCAATGGTTGCTTCGGTTA